AGTTGCTGCCGCACGGCAGCAGAAGCGATGGGAATGGAGGTAAACTTGTATGAGTAAGTACAATGTGGACGAGAGCATCAAGAAGTTGGAAGCAGCTTTAGACAATGTTAAAAGCACAATCTATGACATTGACAACGCAGATGTCCCAAACCTTGATGAAATTAACGATGAGATTTCGTCAGTTAAGTCAGCTGTTGAAGAACTGTCAGACATTGATTCATATTCAATTTCAATTCCTACTAGTTATGAGCTAGAGGAAGCAAAGGTAGCCCTCACCGAGGCATTGGAACTGTTAAGAGAGAATGATGAGGAAGATAACCAAGCTAAAGATCTCTTCATTGACAATGTCAATACACTTTATCGCCAGTTAAATTACATTCAAGTAGACTTGATGTACGCGTTTATCAGTTCATACAACATAAACAACAATTACAACGCATTTAAAACGCAAGAATTCTATGACAAGATTACACAATTCATTACACTTCTTACAGCAGAAAATGTAAAGGCTCTACATCAAATGATGTATGCGTACTTTACTAACCGAGAGACTGTGGAAGACAAAGTCCCAGTCATTGAGGTTACAACATTGTCGGAAATCAATCGTAGTGGGAGGAACCAGTAAATGGCAAAGGCAAAAAAGGTTGTTAAGAAGGTAGCTAAGAAGTTCCTTAGTGTACCGCCAAAGATTAGCCAGCTGAAAGATGTGGAGCGTGTGTATTCTACGAATGTCACAAACACTGACTTTCAACGGCTAATCCAGTTTGCTATTCCAGAGCTTGGTAAGCAAATTTCCAGAGCAGGTTTGCGAGGTTACTCAACAACCGTTGAGGCACTTGGCAATCTTTCATCAATCTCAGGTGAGTTTGATGATATCGTAAATTATTACGAGTCCAAGGCACTTCTTGCCAAAGAACTGGGTTTCTGCGATGCCAGCTGGCCTCGTAACCCTGGTTGTGGTAACGATGCTGGAACTGTAGACTTTGACGACCTGTACGAGCGCGACCTTGAAGTCGAAGTTGTTGTCCATGTGCGACGACGATTGAAGACCAAGGAAAAGCTGGCACAGTTCGGGATCAAGTGATCGGCTCTGAGAGCAGATACTGGCGACTAGCAATGGCAAAGGAAGCGGTACTAGATGAATCGTACCGTTCTCCTTTGCCGCTAGTCAACAGGTTCAGGATCATAGCAGTAACCTCACCGGTATCTGTGCTAGAACAAACAGCCAGCTGGTACGAAACTTATAACAGTCAGATTAGATTGTACCAGCGCAATTTTCCAATCGAGCATTCAGTTGCTGTCGCAGCTGTGGCAGCAATGTCGCCATCTATGTCGCCAAGTGACGGCCTAATGGCGCTCCGAACAGTTGGTATGCATGTGTTTGAGGGCAAAGACTTGCCACCAATTAGATCGTTCAAGAAGAATGTACAGCTAGCAATAGAAATCCTACGCACAAGTAATGTATACCTACTGAAAGGTCAGAAGGTAAGGGATTTCTACCACGCTATTTACTGCGATGGGAAATCAGACCGTGCTCCTATTGACAGATGGGCTGCCCGGGAGTTCCCAAAGTGGCAAAAGGTCAAGAAGAAGTGGCCAGATGTAAATCTAAATGTTACAGATTACAAAAAGTTGCAAGACCAGTTCCGTAAATCAGCAGATAAGCTTGGTCTATACCCAGCTGAGCTTCAAGCAATACTGTGGGTAAGTAGGAGGGGTAATGGTTAAAGAACGAGATTTCTGGCAAGACTTTAAGCGTAAAGAGCTTCTAGTCACGCTAATCAAGAATGTACGGTCAGTACAAGATGTGATTGATGGCGATGGTCATTCAATCTACAAGAGCGATTGGCTCATCAAGCAGGGGTTCCCAGAGGAGCTCGTGCGCGGTATTGAGCGAGAGTTCACATCAGATTATTCAAGTGCCAAATCAACAATCTTTGATGGCAACGGCAATATGGTTCACTCAATGACCGGTGTATCAGCGCTGCAATTGCACTATGAGATTGCTGCTTGGCTGCTGCTAGAAGGTGGCGTTGACTATAACGACACCTTGACTGGCAGGGGTTTCCAAGCTAAGGAGCTGGCGCAAGCAATCAGAAAGTCAGTTGGTATGCTAGATGTGCGGTGAGTACAACGGCTGGTCTAACTGGGAAACCTGGAACCTAAAATTGTGGCTAGACAACGATGAGTCTGTGTATAAGCAAGTATTGCTACTGGCAAAAACTTACTCAGACACATACGAAGCAGGTACAAGGCTAAGAGAGTTTGTCGAGAGCATCTGGTTCCCTGAACTACCAGCCGGCCCAATGGCAGATGCAACTGGAATGTATCTGGCAGAAGTAAGCTGGTATGAAATAATGGAATCATACCAGAAAGAAACTGAAATCTAAATTAAATGCTTGTAGCCAGCTGACACACCAGCTGGCTACAAGCTTCTTTTTTATTTGAATCCACTTAGCGTGCGCGCAACGGGCAGCCAGGGGCGGGAGCGCGGAGACATGCCCCACGGGGGGGTCGAGTTATGCCCAACGGGGGGCGATGGGTACTATCACATGCCCGAAGGGGGGCGGCCTAGGCTCCTAGGGCCACATGGACGAGTCTCCGCCCAACCCATTCCGCCACAGGAGAAACTACTCCGTTCCCGCAGCACTCGTATCTACGCGAGTCAGACCCCCCCATAGAATCGCCGTAGAGGCCTATTTGCGGCCCGTAGAGCCCTGATTCCTGCGCCACTGGGGGTTCCGTGTCCACCCGTCCGGCCAACCCATCAGACGCTCGCATTCCGTTGGCGTCAACCTCCGTGCCCAGTACGAGCTGTCCTCCGACGGCGTCCTCGGCTGAGATTCGCCATCCACCACTTCCGGCGTGGAGATTTGAGATAACACGTCCTGTAGGTCCTGAGGCACGTTCACCTTGCGCTTTGTCGTCCTTCGCAAGATGCCTGCAGCCGCCTTCGCACTCAAAAAGTACTTCGCCGGCACGGTCCGATCCAAGACTTGCCACAATGAAGACGCGACGGCGGCGCTGTGGGACTCCGAAGTTTTGCGCGTCCAGTATCCGCCACGCCACACCATACCCGAGTTCATCCATTTCACCGACGAGCCTTCCGAAGTCGCGGCCTTTAGAGGAGCTGAGTAGTCCTGGGACGTTTTCCAACACCAGCCAGGAAGGCTTGTATCGCTCCACAAGGTCAAGGAAGGTGAAGGCAAGGACGGATCGCTCTCCGCCAAATCCTTTGCGCGGTCCTGCGACGCTGAGGTCTTGGCATGGGAATCCTCCGGAGAAGATGTCCGCATCCCGCCAGCTATGGCTGGTGGCCCCGCCTTGATCGTCAGTGGGTCCGCCACGTCGTTGAACTTCGTTGGTTGCATGCTGTAGCGGCTTGGAAAGCTCATCAGCGGCAAGCTTGACGATGTCTCCAAGGTTGGGGACTCCTGGCCAATTGTTGGCGAGGACTCCGCTTTGGTATCGCTCAATTTCGCTGAAGCTAACTGTTCTGATTCCCGCTCGTTCAAATCCAAGATCCATCCCTCCTACTCCAGAGAAGAATGACGCGTTCGTCAGCTGATTCGCTTTACGGTCACCCATATCTCTCCTCTCTTTAGCTTTCCGGCAAGCGCCACAAAAGCAATTGGCGACAGGTCAATAAACCCGTCGCCTTTCCTACTGCACAGGCAATCCCTAACGATCACCCTGATGCAGCCACCATTGTAGCACACCTCAACCTTGTACGGTTTGTCGCCCCATTTAAAGCCTGGTACTGCTGCGTACATGTACCGCTCGCCAGTCATGTACGGTGGACATGTGTTCTTGTAACCCTGTACGCAGTAGAATCCAGAGCGGCCGCTAGTTGACCCATACCAAGTGGCCCTGGCTTTGGTATCTCCCCCGTGTGTTGGGAAGACCATTGCCAGGGCCAGAAGGAGGGCTGTCAATTCAGCTTCTCCGTAGCTCTTTCAGCTTTTATTTGTTTCTCTGCCTCCGCATACTCACGAGGATAATGCTTCTGCAGGAAGTCCGTTACGTTCTCCATGGCCGAGGTAGCCCCGTCCTTGACGCCGTTGTTATAGGCCTGCTGCATCGCCTTCTGGATCTCCGAGATCATATGCGCACAAGGTCCGCCCTCGCATTCGCAGTCTACCTCAATGTTTACCAGCGTCTTGTCTTCCTCTTCAATGTACTCAGGTGTCATGTCACGCCCCCTTGAATGTTGCTGTCGTCCGGTTGAACATCAACTCGGTCCGACCCGTTGGCCCGTTCCTGTGCTTTGCAACCTTACAATGCACGGTCTCCACCGATACGTCAAGCGACACATCGGTTGAGCGCCAGAGCATGAGTACTACGTCAGCATCCTGCTCAATGGCCCCAGAGTCCCTGAGGTCAGAGAGCTTAGGCTCGTTGTTCTCTCGGTACTCGGATGACCGACTCAGCTGGCTCAAGGCTACCACAGGGATGTCAAGCTCCCTTGCGAGCGCCTTCAGCCCGCGGCTGATCTCTGCCACGTCGTACACGCGGTTGCTCTCCTTCGTGCCCCTGTCTGGGGACATAAGCTGCAAGTAGTCAACCACCACAAGGTCAAGCCCATGCTCGTTCTTGAGGCGCCGGCACTTGGACTTCATGTCCCCGGGCGTAGCCACTGGAGCGTCTTCCACATAGATCTTGCTCTTCTTGATTCGCTCTGACGCAGCCATGACCTCTGTCAACGCAGACAGGTCAAGCTGGCCATGTCGAATCTCGTGTAGCCCGATCCCAGACACAGACGAGAGCAGTCGGCTGCCGATCTGCTCACGGCTCATCTCCAGAGAGAAGATGGCAATGGACTTCGCGTTCTTAAACGCTGCGTTAGCTGCCATGGTGGTAGCCAACGCTGTCTTGCCCACGCTAGGCCGAGCCGCGATGATTACAAGATCACCGCGCTGCCAACCGCCCACGATGCCGTCAATCCCAGCGATCCCAGAAGGAACGCCTGAAGCTCCACCGGCCTGCATAACCGCAAGTCGCTGCATGGTCTCGTCCATGACGGACTCCATGCCAGAGAACTTGCCACGGCTACGGGACCTGCTGATTG